TGGGTCTCCCTCTACCAAGTGTTTGTACGGGACTTGCCCAGCAACCTCTTCCTCTTGACACAAAGTGTGACAAAATTTTTCCCAGTACTCTAGCCCTTCAAATTGGTGCTCAAGACAATCCGCAGCAACGGAAAACACTAAGGAGCGCACACGATCTGGGGCTCTGCTTCGGGTCCACACAATTCGCTTGTAGATGCTATCCCATGACAAAGGCGCATACACCTTAAGCGGCCCTGGGACCCAAAGTCGTTTCAAAAATTCAGCATCTTCAAGTCTCTGATATATGTGCATCTCATCATTCTTGTCTGTGTTTGTGTAGGTCATGCGGAACTTACCCATTGTGACGGCAACCGATTGAAAATTGTATCTTGGCTCATCGCGAACTGCAGCATTGTTGTCATCTCCATATACAATCAACGCCACGTGCGAGCGGAAATCACTAATTGGGCGTTGAGTAACAACTTTCCACACCACCCTCATGTATATCTGATTCAAGATGGAGCTTAACTCGGCAGTTAATGGCACACCTGACATGACCCATCCAACAACTTGCAACCATGTACCATCGAACGCCAAAAACGATTGGCCCAGACTCTCAACAAGCGTCCGTGCCGCCAACTTATCGACATCCGAATAAAGCGAGCTTTCATCTATAAGATCTAACAACACTTGCATGGCACACCGGACAGCATCTGCATTGTGAGACATATCAAACGAACTGTAATCCCCCGCAATCACCGCCTCGGTGGAGTAAGACGCCAAATATGAGTAAATATCGGACCAATCTTTCCCATATGCATTCGTGCCAATAGCGATCTCTGCATGAATAGGGTTTGCTTTGAGCGCTTGTAAAACTGGACAAAAATACTTCCGAACTGCCATAATCACATTCATGGATGCAGCATAGAAGGTCCGTGGGACTTTCCCAAGTCTCAATGCCTCGTCTTTCTTTGTGGCGAAAAACAAGCAAGCAACGGGGATTCCACGTTCCAAACAAGCTATCATCTCATCAAATGATTGCTGTTGAACAGGTGTTAGGCCGACGAACACCTGCTCGCCGTTGCTATCCGTCTCGAATACCATGAACTGCGATTTTGGCCCAAAATGTGGACACCCAGCGGAAGTATTTTGCTCCATGTGGTCAATGTGGTCTTCGCCTTCTATACCACATACAATTTGGTCTAGTGTCAATGGAGGGTATATCACTCTGCATTGTTCTCGAATTTCTGCTGATCTAATTTCTGATGCCTCGAGAAGCAATCCCAAAGGGAAAGTAGACACCCCTTCCACCATCTTATTCCGAGTCTTGGTATAATCAGTCCAATTCCCAGCTAGCGCCGCGGGCCCAAAAGTAGCCAACGTCGGGTTGTCAACAAACATATGCGCAACTTCACTTAGTCGCGTGTTCGACTTTGCTTTTGTGCGACGCTCGCAATTCGCGAGAGGCACATGGACACATTTTTCCATGTACCGAACGTGCGCTTTTGGATGGATACCTCTTGTGGAAATAACAACGTCCTC